CATACGTCCTGAATCGTCTCGTTGAGATAGACCAGATGGACGTGCTGGACATCCTGACCTCGACCGGTGAGCTTAAGCCGGTGTCTCAGTGGCCGAAAGTCTGGAGGACGACGCTATCCGGGCTGGATGTCGTTGAGATGTCAGCCGAGGGGAACACAGCTGCGCTGCTCAAGAAGATAAAGTGGCCTGATAAGGTGAAGAACCTCGAGCTGATTGGTAAGCATATCGACGTCCAGGCATTCCGTGAGCAGGTGAAAACAGAGCACGTTGTTGATTCAATATCTGACCTGATGGATTCACTGTCTCAGGGGGCTTAATGAAACCTGAGCACCTCAAGCTGCTGTCCGACAAAGACTGGCGGCTGAACAACCTTTACTGGATCACCGACAAAGAGGGAAAGCCTACGCGCTTCAGGATGACGCCTGAGCAGCGGGAATACTTTGAGGGGATCCACACACGCAACATCATCCTGAAGGCTCGCCAGCTCGGTTTCACAACTGAGGTGTGCATCATCCAGCTCGATGCGGCCCTGTTCGAGTCAGCGAAGTGCGCGCTGATTGCCCATACGCTGAATGATGCAAAGCGCCTGTTTCGCGAAAAGGTGAAGTACGCGTACGACAAGCTACCGGCAGAGATAAAGGCTGCTAACCCGGCCAGCAACGACTCTTCTGGCGAGCTCGTCTTTAAGAAGGGCGGCTCGTTATACGTCAGCACGTCGTTTCGTGGCGGTACGCTGCGTTACCTGCACGTTTCTGAGTTCGGGAAGATATGCGCCAAGTATCCTGAAAAAGCCCGTGAGATCGTCACTGGTGCGTTTGAGGCGGTATCGACTGGATGCTTCGCTACTATCGAGAGCACGGCAGAGGGCCGGGCGGGGTACTTCTTCGATTACTGCCAGACGGCAGAGAAAGCGTTGCTGCAGGGCAAGCCCTTATCCGCGCTGGACTGGAAGTTTTTCTTCTTCTCCTGGTGGAAGAGTCCGCAGTACGCAATCGACCCGGTGGAATCACTGCCGGTGCGCCTGCTTGATTACTTCGCTGAAATGGGGTCGAAGCACGGCGTAGTCGTCAATGAACGCCAGAAAGCCTGGTACTACGCTAAAGAGAAAACACTCGGCGATGACATGAAGCGCGAATACCCGACCATTCCGGCCGAGGCGTTCCAGCAGTCTGTCGAGGGCGCGTACTATGCCAAGCAGTTCCGCTGGCTGTACACCAACAAGCGGATCGGCCAAATCCCGGATAACTCACACCTGCCGGTGCACACGTTCTGGGATATCGGTGTGGGTGACTCCACGGCGATATGGTTCGTTCGTGAAGTCGGCGAAGAGTTCCACATCATCGACTACTACGAAAACTCCGGCGAGGGGCTGAGGCACTACATGAAGGTGCTGAAAGACCGCGGCTATGAGTACGGCGAGCACTGGGGGCCGCACGACATCGAGAACCGCGAGTTCGCTGCTGATGCGAAGTCACGCAAAGAGCTGGCGCGCGAAGGTTACGAGATTGACGGTCAGATGTACTCCCTGAATTTCAAAGTTGTGCCGAAAGCCGGCATTGATACTGGTATCGAGTCGGCCCGTGAAATCCTCAAGTCCTGCGTGTTTGATGAAGAGAAGTGTGTTGTTGGCATCTCTCACCTCGAAGCCTACCGCAAGGAGTGGGATGACAAGCGTGGCTGCTGGAAAGATAAACCGCTTCATGACTTCACATCGCACGGCGCTGACAGCTTCCGTTATTTCGCAGTAGCGAAGAATAACCGCAAACAGGTCGGCACAGTATTCTTCTAAGGAGCATCGCCAGTGAGCGAACAAGATAACGGCCTTCAACTGGCTGTGAACAACCTCGCCACTGAAATGCGGCGAGCGAACTACCTCAATGCCATCGGCATCGGTGGCGGCAACACGAAGCGACCGACGCTTTACCAGGAATTTGGCTACCCGCGCACGATCGCTTTCAACGACTTCTACAATATGTACCGCCGCAACGCCGCTGGCTTCGCTGTGGTGCATCGCCTGCTGGAAGGTTGCTGGCAGGACTATCCGGTCATTGTTGACGGCGATGAAGCGCAGGAAGCGGAGAAAACAAACGCCTGGGAAAAGAAAGTCACCAAGTTCATGAAGAAGCTGTGGCCGAAGGTGAAGGATGCCGATCGCCGCAATATGGTTGGGCGCTACTCAGCGCTTCTGCTGCAGGTCAAAGACAATCGGAACTGGGATCAGGAAGTCGACACTGCTTTAGTAAAACGACTCGGCGAGTCAGCGCTGGTAAAACTTATCCCGGTGTGGGAGCCTCAGTTAACCGTCGCCGAATGGGATAACGACCGTCAGTCAGAAACGTTCGGCCAGCCGAAGATGTTCAGCTTCAACGAGCAGCCGGTCGGTGATGAGCCTTTTATCGGTCCGATGCGCGGAGAACCGGTACACCCGAGCCGCGTTATCTTGTTCTGTGAAGGTTCTGAAGACGACAACGTGCTGTCCGGAATCCCGCTGCTGGAGGCTGGTTTCAACAAAGGCCTCGATATCGAGAAGATTTCCGGCGGTGGCGCAGAGGGCTTCCTGAAGAACGCCAGCCGTCAGATTGCCGTCGAATTCAGCAAAGAAACCGATATGAATACGCTGGCTGACCAGGCTAAGAAGGCTGGCTATGCTGATCTCGGCGAAGCGATGGGCGACAAGGTCAATAAGCTTAACCGTGGCACCGATGCTGCCGCCGTGATGCAGGCCGGGCAGATGCACGTTCTGAGCGTTACGCCTGGCGACCCGGGGCCAACTTGGGAAGTCACCGCGAACGAACTGGCCGCCTCCGTACAAATCCCGTTCACCATCCTGTTCGGTCAGCAGACCGGGCGACTGGCGAGCGACGAGGACAAAACGGACTGGGCTATCCGTCGAAACACACGGCGTAATGGCTTCCTTACGGACCGAATCACCGCGCTGTTGGAACGCTTCTGGACGCTTGGGATTATCGACCCGCCAACTAAAGGCGAGGTCACAATTTCGTGGAGTGACCTGCTGGCGCCAGGCGAGAAAGAGAAGATCGAGAACGCCTCTAAACTGGCCGACATCGTGCAGAAAACCACTGGCTTCTATGGCGGTGAGCCGCCGATTACAGCCAATGAGCTGCGCGAAGTTGTTGGGCTTGACCCACTGCCAGAGCCAAAAGAACCACCGAAACCGGATGAGAAGGTGACTACCGATGATCCACTGGCCGATGACACCAGAACAGACGGCAAAGGTGGGGCTGCCGATAGTTCCGCGCAGTAAGGTTGACCCGACCCGATCGGCAAAGCAGGTAACCGCGATGTTCCGGGATATCGAAGAGCGGTATCTCGGCATTAAGCGAGCGCTGAAAGCTCTATTTGCTCAGCGCCTGACCGGTAGAGAGCGTGAAGGTAACAGCCATAACTGGCATTTCCTGTGCCACGACCACGGCGAGGATGTGCGGCTATACCAGGTCAACGCTGGCAAGTTCATCTACTACATGTCGGATCAGGAGCTGGCTGAACTGCTAAAAGCGGTGCAGTCAATTCTCGATGATTACCTGCTGGAAGGTGGCGAGCAGAACCTGTGGGCGATGGATTACGTCGTCGCAGAAGCGCAGCGCGGCACGCTGGAGGCATTCAATAATCTCTCGCAGCAGTCGCAGATATACGCCAGCCAGACGACGCTCCAGCAGCTTTTAAGCAGCCCCGGCTATCTGAACCAGATATCTGCGGCCAGGCTGACAACGTTCAGCGACTGGAAGGTCATCAGCGATACCGCCCGCGGCGACCTGACCAACATCATCACCGATGCGGTAGCGCGCGGAGTTAATCCTCGCGAGACGGCCAGCGTCATCAGCAAGCGCCTCGATGTTTCAATGTCGAAGGCCAAGACCATCGCTCAGACTGAACAGGTCGGTGCGCTGCGGCAGGCGCAGTGGAACGAAACGGACTGGGCAGCCGACCGGCTGGGACTGAATACCGGCCTGCTGTGGCTATCAGCGCTTAAGCCAACGACGCGCACCTGGCACGCCAGCCGTCACGGCAAGGTCTACACCACCGAAGAGGTGCGAGACTTCTACGCCGAAAACGGCAACCGGTACAACTGCTACTGCAGCCAGATACCGGTGCTGCTCAACGACGACGGCAGCATCTTTAATGAAGGGCTGGCGGACAAGCTGAAGAAAGAGCGCCAGCAGTGGAGGAAATGAATTACAAATAACTCGCGTCGATGGCTTTATCGTAAGTCTTTTTCTCGTTATCAAAGTCTAAATATTTCATATATCCATTGTACTGACATGAAAGCGCTGAAAAAGCTGTAGCTGATTTATCAAAATCTTGAGTCTTGTTTACTATATCTTTTTGTAATTTTGTGCATATGACTTGGGACGTTGCATAATTGTATATCCCTTCAACAGCACTCAAGACTATTAGCACGAAAAATATCAATATAGAGAAAGTGATAAGCTTCTTTGATAGCGGTTGTTTTATGTAAGGCAGTGCGACTTTTGTTCTTAAAATAAACATAATTGCACTTAAACTGCATCCAATGGCTAAAAGTAAAAAAGGATTGATAAATTTTAGAAATGGCTGTGCAAAATAAGTAACCACAACCCAACCAAGAGCCAACATATAAAACAGCTCCGATATTAGCTCTTTTCTTTTTTCGCCACTAACTTCATCCGTATCGTTATTACTCACGTTTATTCTCATTTTCAAAGGATTACATGATGTTATCAAACATACATGTTAAATCCCTCGCTATCAACGCCTCCAACATCTCAACGACCACCATCAACGGCCAGGAACACTACGTCATTCGTGGTGCGGTCCCGATCGTCGATGACATCGTGATGAATGGTGGCCTGTACCCGGCGGAGGAGATTAACAACAGCTACCAGACGATGGAGCGCAAGTTAATGCCGATCGGCCACCCGATGGTGAACGGCAAATACGTCAGCGCCAACGACCCGCAGGCGGTCAACGATTACTACGCCGGGGCATGGGCTCAGAACGTCAGCAAGGCCAACGACAAGGTCGTGATGGACGTTTACGTCAATAAGGCTGTAGCAGATACCAAGCCTGACGGTAAGCGTCTTATTCAGCGCTTGGACGACATGATTTCCGGCAATAACGCCGACCCGATTCATGTCTCTACCGGTCTGCTGCTGAATAAAGAGCAAAAGGCAGGTGAGTCGAAGCAGAAGAAATACTCCTGGGTCGCTCACAACATGCAGTTCGACCACATCGCTATCCTGCTCGACGAGCCCGGAGCCGGAACGCCTGAAGAAGGTGTCGGTATGTTCATCAACGCTGACGGACAAGAGGCTGATGTTGAAGCTACGAGCCTCATCGATGCAGCCAACAGCATGAAAGATGGCCTGTGGAATAAGGTGAAGTTTTACCTTTCAAACGCATCGAATTACACATTCGATGACATTAACCGGGCTATTACCTGCAGATTACGAGAGGGACAGGGTGAAGACTCCTATCTCTGGCCGGAAGCCATCTGGCCTGACAGCTTCGTCTATCGCGACGGAGAGCAATATTTCAAACAAAAGTACCTGATTGACGATGATGGCAAGGCTGTCTTTGTCGGCGATCGTGTAGAAGTAGTGCGCAAACCAACTGAGTACGAAGTCAAAACCAACGGAGAAACAAACCCGATGAAAGAGAAGATGATCGCCGCGCTCAATGCCGCAGGCGTTAAAACCGAGGGGCTGACCGACGATCAGGTCTGGGATGCCTACAACCAGCAGATGAAGAAGAAAGATGGCGGCGGCGACCCGGGCCAGGCTCAGATTAACTCTGATGTGATTACCGCGGCTGTTAATGCGGCGCTCACCCCGCTGAACGAAAAGCTGAGCAAGCTGGAAACTCAGTTGCAAGCTAATGCTGAAAACGAACTGAAGACCAAGCGCGATGCGGTTAAAGCGAAATTCTCGTTCATGACTGAAGCAGCGGTTAACTCCCTGTCCGGTGACGCGCTGAACGACTTGTACTCACAGTGCCAGACCAGCCCCGGTCTGAACCCTGCATTCCAGGGGAATGGCGCTCAGAGTGAAATCCTTAACATGGAGGCACCTGAATAATGGCTCTCGCACCTCGTTTCCATACCGTAATCGCGGGCCCGGCCCG